ATTCGTAAAGAAAAGCGGTATTTCTTTTCTTATTGTGTTTCATCTGTTTTCACCTTTTTTAGTAGACTTTCAATCAAGTTATCAACTTGCTTTGATGTTTTAAATAGTTTTTCTTCTTCTATTTGGCTGTTTCTTTTACTCTCAGTAATTCCACGCGCCAAAGAGTCTAGGCCACCAAATCCGGATTTTCCTTGAAAGGTTGTTCGATAAGTATTTCCATATTCTCCGGTTGCTTGGTTTTTCATTTGCTTAGAGCGCCCGCCTTTTGAATAAGAGGTTTGATGTCGTTTGTACTTGCCTCTCTTATAAGTCGGCTCATCGTCGCGTTTAGCAGGGGGCTCAGCTAGGAGAACATCATCATTTTGATCACCCCCTTCGGCACCAGGGCTCTCGTCCCCAGCAGCCTGATCTCCAGCATCACCGCCCAAATCTAAACCGCCGCCAGCATCGTCTCCACCTAAATCAAGACCTCCACCGGCATCGTCTCCACCGCCAAGATCACCAAGGCCACCGCCTCCACCATCTCCACCGCCAGCACCGGCTGTTGCAGCTGCTTCTAGGTTTGCGGCAAATTTCTTATCATAAAACATTTCGCGTTGCATTCGTACGAACTCTTCGTCTGATAAACCAAAGAGGTTTTCAGCAACCCATCGTTTTGAGAAATATCCTTCCGTAGCATTTGCAGCAACAGAGAATTTCTTATCCCAATGTTCAAGTTCTTGCAATTCAGCAATCTTTGATGGGTTGTTTAATTGTAATTTAAATGATAAAAGATCATCGTTTCTAAATCCCATGGTGAATAAGTGAATAATGCCTACTTTTTCTAGTTCAGAAATCACAACTCTCTGTAATCTTTGGATTGTTCTTGCGAAACGAATGTCTTTTTGAGCAAGTGTTGTTTTGTCCTCTGTGGCTCCTTCTCCCATTGTAAGATAGGATTGTGGAACCTTTAGAGCAGAGAACAACTTGTCTCGTAAATACTTAACATCTTCGATGGTAGCAGTCATTGCGCCACCAGGAAGATTTTCTATACTTGTGTTTGATGTTCCACGAATAGGAATATAATAATCTTCTTCAATTGACAAAGGATTGTAACGAAGGTCAAGTCGTCCAGTCGTTGGATCTGTTACTTGGTGTCGCTTCATTTGTGTCATAACTTTCTGCATGTATTGTTCTACATCTTGTGGTGGAATGTTACCAACATCAATTTTAAAAACTCGTCTCTCTGGTGCGCGAACGATTCGATAAGCCATCATTGCGTCTTCTAAAAGCGTGAGTTGCCTCCAGATTCTACGAGCTGGTTCCAAGACAGACGTTCCATAGGGAGCATGCTTGTCGTTTCCAAGAATGCGAAAGTGAGCCATTTGCCAATTTTCCAAAGTCATTCCCGCTGTATTCCATTGATACTGAACATAATTTGGATTTGTTTCGTCTTCACCTTCCAAACGCTCAATTTCTTGAGGAGGAAGACCGATGCATGCACGAATTCCCATTGATTCTTCAATATCTAGATAGAGGAAAAGATCTCCGTATTTACACATAGTTCTAGACCAGCCAAACAGATTATGTTCAATGTTGAGAACGTTATGATAAAGATTATGAAGAATTGTTTTGATCTCGTCATTTGGACACTTAATTCTAAGCATAGGCTGAAGAGAGGAGTGTGTTGTCATCTCATCTGCATAAATATCCAACGAGGAAGCACACTCTGGTGTATATTCCATTTGATCAAAATCAACGTAACGCTCAGCACGATTTCTGTTTGAAATCATGTTAACCGTCATAATATTCATTGGGTTGTATTCTTGCTTCTTGAATTGCTTACCAGAAGCGCTTCTAAAGCGAGATGAATATACATCCAACTGGCGTCTTCTCAGCTGGCGTCCTTGCTGTGTTCTTCTCTGTGTTATAGGTCCTGAGAATAGTTTTGTTAAAGACTTAAAAAGTCCGTTCTCTTCATTATAGGGATTCTTCCCTAAATTTCTTTTTTTTCTAGCCATTTATTATCCTTTGAATATCCAAGCAAATTCTTTTCTATTGTTTAATTGTTCTTTATATTTAGTTTCAAAGTCCTGATTATACCCATCTTGTCCTTTTATCGCTGTGTTCATTATGTTCTTTTTCATGTACATTCCATCAATTAGGGCTTTATTGTATTCTTTATCTTTCTCGGAAACTTCCAAAGCAGTGTCTCTAACCCAACACATAATCGAAAGACACATAATAATGTCGTCATGATAAGATCTCATTGCTTGTGGTTTTCCATTGTTCCAAACAAACGTTCTGAATTCGTCAAATGCGCGAGAAGATCTGATCTTTATTATTTTATTTCTAATAAACTCTTCAAGTTTTGCGACGATCAAAGGGCGAGTCTTTGTTGAGGTTGTAAACCCTCCAACGGCATTGGTCATAAATTGCCCTTGAGATGCATCTATAAACTCATGAGTGCCTTTAATTGAGTAATAAAGATTATCGTAACCGAGAGTAACTAGTTTTTCGAAAACCGAAATGCCGATTCCATTGTTTTCTACAACTAGAAGACACTTGCCATATTCCATTCCTGCCGAGTAAAGCATTTGCGAATACATATCTAAGGTTGGCTTTCCTTGATACTCAGCAACGATTTCCATTGTTGCTACATTAAGCACATGAAAAACAGAGTTATCAGCCCCATCGCCTCTAGCAACATCGGCAACGAGCAAATAAGAGCTGCCCTCTTGGTACTTTTCCCATATCCAAAAATTTCTATCATATCCTGTCCTATAAGTTGGTTCTACAATTTGTTCTTGTAACCATGCAATGTCATCAGGGTGAATAACAGTATCACCCGAAGTATTGAAGTTACACTCTAATTCTTGTGCGATTTGTCGGCGAGACATATTTTTTGTCTCTTTCTTAAACCACTCTTGATCTCTTTCCGGATGAACATCCCATGGCAAGTTAACCGGCTTAAAGTCTGAGTCTCCGTTGTCTGCTGAGACGTATGTCTTGTGAAACCAGTTTCCTACGCCATTTGGAGTAGATAGTGCGATACAGCGTCCACCCGTTGATAGTGTAGGATAAAGACCAGTCCACAAATCATCAAGTCCGTCAATGTGAGCAGCCTCGTCAATAATAAGAAGAGACAATGCTTCCGAACGACCAGCATCTCCAGAGGTCGATGCGGCTTTAATCTGCGAGCCATTGGAGAGTTCAAATGACGTTCTGTTGTCAACTTTAATCTTGGAGACTCTCATCCAGTCTGGAAGGTACTGCATAATGTTTTTTACTTTCTTAACAAGGTTTGCTGCTGTCTGAAACTTGGTTGCGATCACAAGAATGTTCTTGTCTCGGTGAAACAACATAAACCAAACAGCATAAGCAGCGGAGATCGTTGAAATCCCAAGCTGTCTTGCTTTTAAGATGACAGTAAAACGAAAATCATTGAAGTCGTTGATCAAATCATCTTGATAAGGATAAGTCTTAAAAGGAATAAGTCCGTGCATAGGATGCGAAATACGACAGTAATTATTTATGAAGTATTGCGGATCTTTGCCGGACTTAACAATTTCTTTTATTATGTCTTTCTTTGAAAGAGAGAAGGCCATTATTGCTTCTCGTTGTCACCTTTCTTGATGAACTCATTGTTTGGGCGCTTTGCGGCCTTGAAATTTTCAATAAACTTTCGTGTGATTGCTCTGCTGTCTTCAACTGCAGGATCAAGAATTGGTTCTTCTTTAACTCCACTAATTTTATAGTGCTGATAAGCTTGAACGAATGTGCGAACACGAGATGTTGATTGAACCATAACTTTAACCTCGCCATCTTTAGTAAGAGTGACTGAGTTACCTGTTATTGCTTTATATTCTTTTTGGAGAAACTTTTTAATCTCATTAAGTTGTCTCTCAATGTCTTGCTCAAATTTACCAGCATAAACTTCTTTAAGACGAACATCGGATTGGTAGTTTATGCAAATTTTATTTCCGTAAAACTTAACAGAAAAACCATCGTTAACTCTTTTGTCTGTGATTGGGTGCCCTTCTTCTCGACGCAAACCGACTTGACGAGCTTGACCATCAAGAGAGTATCTTTCGTCGTGTGCTCCATCATAAGCATTTGCAGCGGCTTGTGACAAGCCTTGAATAATTTCTAGTGTTGTTGAACTCATTTGTTTGGTCTCCATCCTGTTTTCCAGCGTTCTTCGCGTCCTTCAACCCATTGAATGTAACATTTTTCACAACAATCAAACTTGGACATATACACATCATCGTTAGATTTAAATGAATAAACATTACATACAGGACAAGAACGTTTAGAATTCTTTGTAATTAGTTTCTTTGGGATAAAAACCCCATTTATCTCATCTTCGTCATTCATCCCAGACTCTTCGTATTTATAAAAGTCTTTGAGTTCCGCGAGATATTCTTTTTCTTTTTCGTCATCCCATCCTTTCTTGGGATGTTGAACGGCTTCTTCGCCGTATTTCTTCGCAATTGCTTTTTCTATTTTAATTGCGTAGTTTGGATCTTTATTTTTCATTTTTCCTCTGCCAATCGTATGAAATTTTATCTGTTTTAATCGGGCCACCTTTTGCCCATGTTCTACAAGACCTTGCTGAATGGCACTTAAAATGATGCATCCAACAATAACCGAGTCTGCCGTCGTCATCCGATACGGGGCCGGGCATACACTTATCCATTCTTGGACTGATGTCAAATGCAACACAGTTCCCACAGAGAGACTTCAAAGCTGCTTCTTCTGTAGTGTTCCAATACTTCGCTATGTCTTTCCAGTAGTCTGCAGGCTCATCAACATTTAGCGGCCCGTATTGAACGTGTTCTGCTTGTATTGCAGCATCTCGATTCTTTGTGTTAAGCTTGAGATCTTGTGTTGCCTTTGGGCAAATCATTTCTTTTAATTTTTTTAATATCTTTATCTTCATTGAGTCAACCCAGGTTTGACGGCATACATAATGGCAATTGACATTCCAGCTCCAATAACGAAGCCACCAACAACAGGCAAAACATTATTTGTTGGTTTCAATTGTTTTATATGTTCGTCTTGTAATATAATTAGTTCGTTAAGTTTCTTGATCTCTGCGTCTGTCTGAACTTTTAAAACATCGTAGCGATATTTCTCTTCTATTCTCAGATTGTTAAGTTGAAATTCTGTCTTGGCTTCGCACATCAAGTCTTTCGTGGCGGCATCTTCAACAAGAATTCTCATTGCTGATTCGTTCAAAAGGCGACCATCCCATGGAACAGTCTCACCAGTTTTCATTTCTTTGTATTTTGGCTCTTCCGCAAAGAGAAGAGGTAACAGAAAAATCATTCTTCTTTCTCAATACCTTTTGACTTTAAGAAGTCATCGGTGTTAACCTTCTTTGCGTCCTCTTCTATCTTTGCCTTTTTTTCTTCAAATTGTAGAATGTTTTCACTAGTAGAAGCGTCTTTGTCTTCCACAAGGTCTCCGAGGTCCTCCACCAACTCTTGGCGTTGTTCTTCCTCTAAATCTTTCCATTTTTCATAGAATTTTACTTGTTGTTGTTTTGCGTCCTTTGAGCGACCAAGAAGGTAAAAAGCAATGGCCGTGACAAGCATCACGATCCATTGCCAATATTTGACGACAAAGTTCTTAGTTTTTGTCCACCAAAACATTACATACCTTTCCAAACTTTAGCTACATCTATAGCGGATTGGCCACCGATATACATAGAAGCAATCATTGCCCAAGTATCAGGGTCAAGTCCGGACCAGATAAGAAGTCCAGTTGCGCACATAAACACAAGAAGTTTACGGGAAACCGCTTTACTTAGAACAGCATCCAAAGCACCGCCTTTTACATGTGTACATTCTTGATCGCAGTCATGCTCATGACATTTACAATCACAATCCTCACAGCAATCACACTTTTGTTTTTCGTTTTCCATCTTATTTCTCCTTAAGTAATAATCAATAGATTTTAATTAATTAGTTTACTGTTGATTAAACTTAGTAATTAGATTTCTTTTGCTTTATTCTTCCCACTGTTGATAACGAGCCACCTATTTATAGTAAATGAACTTAAATAGGTGGCTCGTCAAGAAAAAGAAGGTTAGATAGAAACTTTTGCGTATCCGTCAACTTTGTCGATATCAATAGTTATATCAACTACATCTTTCAGAATATCCAAATGGGAAATGATAATAACAGTCTTGAACTGGTTTTTAATCATCTGTAGTAATCTCACAAAGCCTTCCATATGTTCTTCATCAAGAGCAGTTGCTGGTTCGTCAAGTATAAAGGTCGACCCCTTCGGCAAATTGGTTATTGCAATCATCGCTAGACGGATAGCCATTGAAGCAATTGTCTTTTCTGCTCCTGATCCCATAGATAATGGTCGTGGTGCATAGTTCGGATGTTTAATTGAGATTTCAAGCTTATTTGCTGTGTTCTCAAAGAATACTTCAAACTCAACAATGTTAGCTAAGATCTTCGCAATCTCTTGATTGATAATCGGCAACTTCTGCTGAATGATCTCATATGAAATTCCATTGGGATGCATGCAAGTTGTGTAGATATCATAGGCACGATACTCGTTCATAACATCTTTATATTCGTTCTTCTCCTCATAGATGGAGCGAATCATTTCTTTTGTTGTTGCTTCTTCAATAAGATACTCTTTGGTAAGATCATCACACTTCTTAAGAAGAGATTTATTTTCTTTAATCTTATTCTCAACAGCTTTGCGTTCTCCGAACAATTGTTCTTTGTTCTCAATAGCTACACGATTATCTTCATAATCTTTTGCTTTTGCTTCCAACGCAACAATTTCATTTGATAACAAAGAGATTGTTGCTTCGTTCTTACCAATTGACATCTTGCTTCTCTCAATGTTCAGACAAGCGGCGTCATATTCTTCGTTAAGTTCCTTAAACTTCTCAATGTTTCTTTCTATAGAATCAATTCCATAATCTTCAAACTTAAGCTTCGCAGCATCCAATGAGTCACCAAGATCAGCTAAAAGGTTCATATTGTGGGGCAATTCTTCTTTTGCTTTTTCTGCTTGTTTAACAAACTCATTATCACAACAAAAGCTACAGTTTGGATCATATTCGTGATCATGAAGCATTGAGGCTGTTTTGTCTAAATTCATGACAAGGGTTTTCTGTGCGCGAAGCTGTCGGGCAAAGTCTTTCATAATTTCTTCTTGGGCTTTTGCTTCCTTTTTAAGCTGCTGAAGACGTTCTAAGTTATCATAGTCAAGCTCTTTCACGTGAATATCTAAATATTTGTCAAGCTTTTCTATGTTATCTAGAGAAGCAAGGTTTTGAGAAAGCAGTTTGGTTTTTTTAACTCTCTTGAAGGCAATCTCTTTCTGAACGGCAAGGATGTCGATAATCTCCGCAGGAATTGCACTGATTGTTTCGTTAATGTCCGCAAGCTCAGCTTGATGCTTTTCAATTGAACATGTGTAAAGATTACACTTGTCTATTTGTTCATCAATGTCGCGCTGAATATCTTGAAGAAGATCATTCTTTTTCATTATTTGCTCTTCAAACTTCTTGCTTTCCATTCGCTTAATAACTCCACGAAGGTCAGCAGCGTCTTTACGAGCCAACTTATACTTCTGGTCGAAGATTTGTAAGTCCAAAAATTTCGCTATAATCTCTTTTCTCTTGGTAGAACCTTCTCTGAGGAACGCCATAGAGTCCATTTGAGAAGCCATAGAAGTTAAAAGGAAGTCGTCAATCGTTCCAAAGTGCTTACGAATGTTTGCATCAGTCTCATTACGAGTTGTGCCGTTTTTGCTCTCTAAAACTCCGCCTGTTGTTTTAGTAAAGTCAAGGTCCACCTTCGCTTCATAAGTCTCTTTACCTTTAGATTTCTTAGTGTATTTGTTAAGATTTCGGGTAATCTGAAAAGAGTCGTGTCCAGCTTCAAGTTTTATCTTGCATTTTGCGAAGTCTTTGTTTTGGTTGATGATGTGGACGTTTTTTCGCTCTCCTTTAGAAGTCGTGTTAAAAAGATTATATAACACACTGTCGATAATAGAAGACTTTCCTGAATAATTTTTACCGAAGATTCCGACAAGTCCGGATAGCTTTTCAAAATTAACTTTATTCTTTTCACCGTAGTTGAAGAGGTTATCCCACTGAATCTCTTTAATTTTCCAAATAACATTTCGTGATATCTCCTCTGTCTCTTCGACTGTTTGATTATATTTTTTATTTAACTCAAGAATCTTGTCCATAACTTCATCGGTCATGTCAAGGTCTTTGCAGTATTCTCGGATATACTTCTCTTGGATTGTTATATCTCGCAGGTTTTCTGCACCAACAGCTTTACCCAAGAGAGAAGTTGTGGAAGAATTTGTCGTGCCATTGTTAACAAAAGACACAGAATATGGGCTCCACTTCTTTTGACAGTAGTCACACGCAGCTTTCAATTTCATTGGAGAAATATTAGCAGACGCACGAATCCTAAGACGGCACCCTTTGGGCACAATAGTGTTGGGAACTTGTCCAGTTGATGTAAGGTCAATCGTAATGAATGGTCGTGGATTTGCAATTGAAAT